AAGCAGCAAATAGGGGTTGGTACAGACGGATCGCTAGCTCAGCGTCGAGAACTAATTAACGATATGTTAATGTGCTTAGGGTACCCATCAATTCAAATCGAATTAGATAAAGCACAATTAAATTTATGTGTCGATCTTGCATTAGCCATGTTCCGTAAGTTATCAGGTAGCGCATATGAACGTGCTATATTCTTTTTAGATTTTGAATCAAACAAGCAACAATATTACTTAACCGATAAAAAAGTTGGATTAAATCGTATTGTTGATGTTCAAGGTGTTTATAGACGTAACAGCTCATTTATGGCTAGCTCTAGCGGTAACGGTATTTACGCACAACAATTCTTGCAATGGATGTATAATCCAACGATGGGTATGGATTTAATTTCATACCATATTATTGCTGAATATACGGAACTAATGGAAATATTATTTGCAACCCGTATAGTGCATAGATTTAATGAGCGCTCACGTAGACTAGACATCTATCAAAATATTGGTTTACCTGAACGAGTGTTAGTCGACTGTACTGTTGAACGTACAGAACAAGAACTTATATTAGACCGGGTATGCGGTAAATGGATACTTACTTGGGCGTTAGGTGAAGCTTATATGATGCTAGCTAATATACGTGGCAAATATGGCTCGATACCTGGTGCAGGTGGATCTGTTACCTTGAATGCTAGTGATATGCAAACACACGCTGATAACTGCTTTGAAAAATGTAGAGATGAGATCGACAACTACATTGCTAACGAACCAGAAAATATTGGTTTGGAAAGTACGTTTATTTGGGGTTAATTAGGTTTTTATACTAACAGCGAAATTATAATATGGCATATAATCCAAGACGAGTAGTTTCACCAATTGTTCATCAAAACAGTCCATTTCAGATGTTTGATGAACAATTAAGCAATAAATTAATGAATGATTATGTGACTGAAGGTCTCATGATCGGTGGTACAAGTGTGTTAGTGTATAAGCTATTAGGTATACACGAACAAAAAGAATTATTGCCATTATCAGGTACTCCTATAACTAATAGCGAGTACCCTGAGTTTCCTGTTGCAAACGTATTTCAAGATGATGATACTGAATGGCATTCTGTAAATAGATGTGGGGTGCGTAATCCGGATACTTATATTGGATATGATTTTGGACCTATTAAGATTCAAGGTACCGATATTGATAAGTATGCAATTCACTCCGAAGTAAAGTATCACGTTACATCTGTTTATATTCAACAAGGCGCTTTAGCTAAAAATAGAATAACTAAAGCCCGTGTTGAACGCTCTGATGATGGTATAACATGGGTTGGTGTTGCATTATTAACACTACCAGATGATGATCAACCACATTGGGTAGATATACGTCAAAGTGCTCCATCTAGATATTGGAGAGTGGTACCAACCACTTATAATAGTGCTACTGATTTATGGATCGTTAAAAAGTTATCATTCTCAGAATACACTAAGACTGGTATTACTAATATTCAAGATGAGATGGGATTCTTAGAAAATAGAGATCGTAGTTATTCTACAGATCCAATTACTATGAAAGCATATTATAATTTAATAGATGTTACTACAGATTTAAGTCAATTTGGTATCGACCTTAAAAATCAATACAATTTCAAATTTGGCTTTGATATGACAGTTCAGCATTTAAACCGACCGATAGTAATCGGTGATGTACTAGATGTATTATGCGAAGTACAATTTGATACTCAATTAAATCCAGTGCGTAAGTATCTTGAGGTGACCGATGTTGCTTGGGACTCTGGGTCATTTACACCTGGGTGGCAACCAACTTTGTATTCTGTTACCGCTCAGCCAATGATAGCATCACAAGAAACAATGGATATTGTAGGCGATTTAAATAATGACTTCTTTGACAGTATAGAAATGTTTAACACCACTGCATTAAAATCTAGTAAACGTATTAGAGCAGAAGCTGATACTCAGGTACCTGAAGTAGGTGGTAGTTATAATGATACTCAATTAGTCCCATCAGATGAAATTGAGCGTGGACTAGAGTTAGGATTTAATTTAGCACCTTTAAATCCTAACCCAAAAGAGTATTTACAGGAAGATGCATTACCTCCAAATGGGTTGCCGTACACCGAAGGTGATGCTTACCCTGAAAATCCAAGCAATAAAGACTATCATAGATTAACTTACAGTAACGTTAAAGATCCAATTCCAGCTAGATTATATCAATACTCAACTACAAAAGGTAGATGGATATTCATGGAAGAAGATAAGCGTATGCGTAATAACAGTAAAAAACCAGCTATTGATCCATTTACAAGTGGTATTGATGTTACCAAGTTAGGTAAGTAATGAAATTATTTGGAGTTAAAGTATGAGTTATTTTTACCATCAACAATTTAAAAAACACATTGTTCAGTTCATGGAAATATTTAGAGGAACTGAGGTTAAGTCTGGTGTATCAAAAGATGGTACTATAAAAACTATTGAAGTTCCTATTGTATATGGTAGCATGGATAGAGTTACTGCATCAATTGCTGGGAATAATACGCAGAATTTACCGTTGCGGTTACCTGTTATGTCTGCATATATGACAAATATATCAATGGCAACTGATAGATATAAAGGTACTGATACTACTAAAAGCTCGTTGTATACTCCACCTGGTGGAGTGTATCCGGATGATAGTAGGTTTGTTTATCAGATTATGCCAACACCGTATAGAATATCAATGGATTTACACGTGTATAGTAGTAATATGGATACACAAATGCAGATATTAGAACAAACACTAATATTATTTAATCCACAGATACAGATACAAACATCTGATGCATTATTTGATGGTGGTAAAATAACTACAGTTGAGTTGACCGGCATCAATAACGCGGAAAACTTCCCAATCGGTAGTAATGATAGACGTACGATAATGCACACATTATCATTTGATATGATTGTTTATTTGTCAGCACCTGCACAACTAAAAGATAACCGTATTGAAGATATAAAATTGAGGATAAGTAGTGTTACTAGCGCATCCGATTTAAACATCGATAATACAATAGAAGAAGTAATAGCGGAATACGATATTAAATAACAAAAAAAAGCCCGCTTTCGCGGGCTTTCTTATATAAAGCTTATTGTGTCATTGGATCACCGGTGTTAACCAGTGTGATTGGCACGTAAATAAACTCGATTGCTTTTGTTGGTTTTAACGCAATATTAACATATAATTCATTGCGGTCAATAGTAGTAGCTGTGTTGTTACTGCTATCGCACTGTACCGCAAAATCATATAAACCACGTTTAATTTGAATATCATACAAGTACGATGTTACAAGTGATGATACATTTTTACGTGATACTTCATCATTTTGTTCCATTAAGAAGCGAACTAATGCTTTTCTAATACCGCGACGGATGTACATAACCATACGTGATACATTGATACGATCAAGTGATGAATTGAAGCCTACGTTAACACGAGTTTTTTGACCCCAGATTGCAATTCCGTATTGAACTGAATCATGAATTGGGTTAATGTTACACAAGTTGTATAAGCTGTCACGCATACCATCATTTAAACGAACACGTTTAAATTCAACGTCTGCTGTACCAACACTACCTGACACATAACCAACAGCAGTAACACCAAGAGTGCCACCAATCAAACCTCTTGTTGGACCTGCTGGTGCAAACCAAACTTGACTTTTGTTGTCACTGTTGGTAATTGCAGCTAATGCTAATGCAGATGATGGGCATAACACATCATAGCCATCTAGGTTAGATACAATACCATGTGGATAGTAATAAGCAACTGTACCAGCATTATCTGAACGAATATTAGCACCTGTTGAAACTGTAGCGTTATCATCAGATTGTTGACCCCAACGAATAACATCACGTGGTGACAAATTCATAGGAGTGTCACCGATAACAAATGCTTCTTGTTTTACGCGACCTGATAACACCAACATTTCATCCACACACTCTGGGAAACCAGGTGTTAAGATAAGGTTAAATTCGTAACCTTCAGATGTAATATCACTTGTATCAAATAATGGATTTAAGTCTAAGTTAATACTTGTGTTATCGTTAATAACTTCTGATAATTTACGAACAACTTCTACACGACGTAACGTATCTTTACCTGAACCATTACCCAATAAGCTTTGATCA